CCCACGTTGTGCCAAGAGAATTTGTACTTGGTTGACATTTTACTTCACATTCAAACTTCACAAGGGCTGAACCCTCACACAATCATAATCTAAATGCTTACATCCACCCCATGGGTGGTTCAGAATTAAGATTCCTGTGTGGGGCCTATAGTTGTCTTCTATAGGGACCACCCATGTGGTTTGCTTACAACAACGTGGTGACTTAACCCTTTCTTAAGTTAGTCGGCACGTTGGCGCGCCTGTCAAGAACGCGAACGAGAAGTCGTCCGCGGCAGCCTCGAACAGTTTATAGCTGCCAATGAAATGTTTGTTCCATCCAAATGCAATTGGACTCGCCAGATCGTCATAAGGGGCGGGTCCTTGGAATGACATCCAATTCGGTGTTCTGTTATCTTCATTTGTTAGACCCCTGTGAACAAGAAACTTGTTTCTCTCAACGAGGGGCCCTTCATCTGTTGGTACTGGACCTTCAGCAACCAGAGAGATGGGAATTCTGCTGTAATATGGCATCTCCCATTCAACCACGCCTCTCAAATCTGAGTAGACTTGGTGCTGGAATCTCCCACTTCCGTCGGTGGGCACTCTGGTGCTTGGGTTATAAATTGTCACGTCTCCGTTGCTCGTGGGCAGAAGATCTCGGGAGACGACGATGGGAACTCTATTCGTCTGGAGCCAGTTACCGCCCTGTGAAACGTCTGAATAGACATTTGGGTACGATTGGCCTGGCTGTGACCAGAGTCCGGTCTGCATTTTGTATCTTTTCCCTCCTCGGTAAAATCGGTATAGATAGCTGATGTAATGCAGAGGGTTATTGTTTGGCAAGTAGTCGGCAACTCGCAAATTGGCAATAGATGTTGAAATACTGCCAGTGAGGGGAGTCGTGGTGGGTAGAGTGACATGGCTCTCAGTCCAACAAGTTTTCGTCACCGGAGTGACAAACTGAATGCCCTTCGACCCAAAGAAGGCTGGGTCAATTTCCACTCCCGTCCAATGATACAGGGTATCGTTCAAGTTGAGCGGACCCGAAATTGCCGTCAAGTTTCCCGATGCGTTTGTATAAGGAAACTGCTTACCATGGAAAACCTCACCAAATCTTTTGATGATAGCTCGCAAGTTCACAACCTTGTCACCAATACAGTTCTCTTCTGGTGACATCATATCCATTGGTGGTGAACTCCACATTTTCTGTGACGATGATTCTCCTTCGTTGCCTGTGTTTTCACTCTCATTAAAAATTTGAGCTTCTAGAGGCGGATTATTGATCGGAAAGAGCTGCCCGAATTGGGGCACCGCAAAAGCCATATCCTCTCCTCCTGCGTGCCACAAGGTCAGTTGAACTTGGTCACTCACGGCAGTGCTCGCTGATTTGAGTGGTGTGAGCACCTCAAAAATCAGAGTGCCTGTGCGGTTCTCGTTATTCCACCCAGCTGCCCCTTCCTGAAGGAAGGCCATTTTGCACCACGGAACGTTGTTGGCATACGGTACTTCAAATGCGAGCTCACTCGTCTTTGACAAATCCAGGATCCAATTATAACACGATTCCACCTCATCTGTGCTTGGCGTCACAACTCCGCTCTTGGCGGGGACATAGGAGATACGCAATCTTCCCGTGTGGAACGCCGTCTTCGCCACCGTGACTCGATATTTGATTCCTCCTCTCCAGAATTGAAACATTGAGGCTAAGTAGTTCAGTGTGGTGGGTGCAATGTTGCCAAGCCCGATTTCCTGACAGCAAGATGGTGAATTCTGCCAAGAAAAGATTTGGGCGTGTGGCAAATCTGCCGTGGTCCATGGGATCAACTGTACTTGGGAAACTCCTCTCACGGCACACATTTTTGACTTGATGTTTTCGATTGCCATTTCATCTTTTTCCAATCCGAAGACGTCAAAGTTGGTGACAAGGCCGGTGTCTTGTTGGAGCCCAACCACTGTCGAATCATCCAAACCATCGGCGTGTGTGTAACCTTGGCCCGGCTCATTCACCATGTGAGTCCTGGCTGCCTTGCTAGTCTCCTTGTTCAATCCCAGCATGGAAGATGCACCTTGGACAGCTCGCGCAATCCATCCGACAGGCGTTGCGACGGCTGAGAGCATTGGGACGTTTGATGCCACCTCTGCAATTGTCGCAACTCCTCCCGAAATGACTTCGAGTGGGCCTGCATGTTTGGCTTCCTCATCTCCCATCTGAGCCTCAAGAGTGTCGACCACATCTTTAGTCGGAAACACGAGGTCAACATCCGAGAACCAAGCAAACACTGTAAATGGGACTGTGTCCGGAGTCACCCCCGAATGCAGCTCAACAATGGGCGCGATAATGACTTTACCGAAGCGTCCTTCTCCATCTGTGAGTCGGAAATGGGACATGGGACACATGAAGGGGACTGACATTTCGGCTGGCTGTCCAGTGGCTAGGTCGATTTCAACTCCAGGATATCCAGTGAGATTTTGGGCATAGCCCGTGTGGCCGCGATTACTCTGAGTGTCATACGGGCTATAACACATCCAGTATCTTCCTTGCTGGAATGGCGTAGCGTTGAACACTAACCTCACGTTCAATTTGGCCCTCAGAAAAGTGAAGTAGTTCAGCTTATCAACCAAGTTGGGAGCAGTCGTGTACATGACTTCTGGGAATTCTAGCTCTGTCGGTGTAATGCTTGTATCTTGGAAGACGCCTTCATGCACTTGAACTGGTCGGCCAAGGATGGAAACCAACGAATGGGCAAGTGATTCAGATGGCAAACCCACCAGGCTCGATGGGTCTTTCGCTACCACTCGCGCTGTTGAATCGGGCAATTCTTCTCGAAAAGTCGTAATCTGTTGTTGTTCAATCATATCTTTCTGTAGTGACATAGCAACTCTTGGGTTTCGGTAAACCAGGGCAGTTGAGTTAGACTGCTCCCCAAAAACGGAGGGCGAAATAGCCTGGATTTCAAGTGGCACACATTTCGCAATAGGATTTCTCCTCCACTCTTCCAACCGAGATCGGGCTCTGCTGTATTGGACCTTCCTCCATTTGTCCAAAACCCCTGCACGGTCAGGTTGTCTCAAATTTGCTCCCTCGTACATCATCCACGGAGACAATGGCGTGTATGTGTTTTGATAGTATTGCCCAAGGAACAAAATCATCATCAGGACTTGTGTTAATACGAACCCTCGCCTCGCCGCTTTATTGCTTCGCAGGTAGGACGTGATCAGATAATCACGACACATTCCAATTGGTCCTCTCTCCAGAAAATGGGCTGCGACAGCGACTGGTTCAAGCCCAATTTGTGCCTCGAGGACCTCGGTTTTGGCTGTCACAAGTCCAGCTTGGTGAAGCAAGCTTTCTTCAACCTCCCAGAATGTCATCATCGGGTTGTCGATGCCAGCTTTTTGGCACGCCTCGTCCATCATCTTCTTCCGCTGTTCAAAAACTGCTTTGCCATGGAGAGCCCATTCCACCTGTGCACTTTCAATGTTGTCCACTGTTGCCTGTTCATCAGACGGAGAGCTACGAATCCATTTCGGGATCTCATCAATGGTATTGATGTCAAGTGGTGCTTTCCAGTGAAATCCGTCCAGAACGAATTCACGCTTCAAGAACGAGACCTCTTCCAAAGTTCTTCCAAGTTTAATTTCTCCCGTCTTTGCTTCATCCGTGTAGGTCATCCCAATCTGTGCGAAACCCTCTGTGATTGTGAGTTGGTTAAAAACATCAGATGCCTCATCACTGATGTTAATCACGTTATCGTCACCATAAGCTACCATGCTCACGTGCTCATTGAACGATCTCATGTTCTTCCACGGTTTTGGCACCACTAAGAGCCAGACGAGTCTTACGGCAATGGAATTGTAGATGGTATTTACCATTGCAGTCGCTGGGCATCCT